GCTACGACCTGACGAAGCGCAATTTTTAGCAACTCGGAAATTTTCAATTTTAGAAATCGCCAGAATATTCAGAGTCCCACCTCACAAATTAGGGGATTTGGAGCGTGCTACATTTTCAAATATAGAACACCAATCAATTGAATTTTTAACCGATACGATCAATCCAATAGCTATAAAGATAGAGCAGGAACTCAATAAAAAATTAATTTTTGAGAATGAAAAAGGCATAAGTTATTTTGAGCATAACACAAACGGATTACTTCGAGGAGATGCAAAGACTAGGGCAGAATATTATACAAAGCTTTATTCAGTCGGAGCAATTACTCAAAACGAGATCAGAAGAAAGGAGAACATGAACGACATGGAGGGCGGTGATGTGCTATATGTGCCTTTGAATATGGTTGATTCCAATAAAACACAAGACAATGAAGAGCAGTAAGGAGATTAGACAGTTTAACACCACAGAGTTAAGGGCTATAGATAGCGAAAGCGGAGGCGTAACAATTCGAGGCTATGCCAGCGTATTCAATAAATTATCGCATGACTTAGGGCAGTTTAGGGAGCAAATAGATCCGGCAGCCTTTAGAAGCGCATTAGACAGCCCAGAATTAGACTGTGTCGCTTTATTAAACCACGACAATAATATAATTTTCGCACGAAGCAGTAACGGAAGTTTAAAATTAAGTACAGACGAAAAGGGACTAATTTCTGAGTGGGATATGCCAAACACACAGGCCGCAAGAGATACCGCCGAACTGGTTAAGAGTGGAGTAATTTCGCAAATGAGTTTTGGCTTTTATGTAGGAAAAGACAGTTGGCAAAAGCGAAGTAAAGGAGAATACATAAGAACAATCAAAGAGGTAAAAAAATTGGTTGATGTTAGCCTTGTGACTAAACCGGCATACCCACAAACAAGCGCAGGAATTAGAAGCCTAGACGATTATATACAGGCAGAAATGCCAACACCTAAAAACACAATAAACAACATCAAATTAACTTTATTGAAATTAAAATGAAAAAGACAATTAAGCAACTAAAAGAAGAACGTCAGTCATCTATTGACGAAATGACTGCCCTTGTAAATTTATCAGAATCAGAGGACAGAAATCTAACTTCAACAGAACAAAAAGATTTTGATCTTACCACCAGCAAAGTAGAAAATTTAGACTCTCGAATTGAGCGACTGGAGCGATCTTTAAATCTGGTAAACAATGCACCGATTTCTCACTCAATTCAAGACGTAGCAAATACAGACAAGGATTTGAGAGGGTTTTCCTTCGGAGCAGTGATCAAAGCAGCCTATACTGGGCAAGTTGATGGATTAATCAAAGAATTAGATGCAGAGGCACGAATCAAAGAGCCAAATGCAGCATATAGAGGTATTGCAATCCCTGCTTCAGTATTACAAATGAGGACAGCATTACCAGCAGCAGCAGGAGATGTAAAAAGTGTAGATACTGGCGCATTTGTAGATCAGTTAGAAGCAGCTTCAGTACTAGCTAAAGCAGGAGCTAACTTTTACACCGGACTAAGCGCAGATAGAAAATTCCCAGTGATTAGCGACATCACGTCAAGTTTTGTATCTGAAAACCCTAGCGCAGTAAGTGAAAGCGGAGCAGTAACAGGCTTAACGATTTCGCCAAACAAAATAATTTCCGTTGTAGGTATGTCGGCTGAAATGATGGCGCAAAATACAGGAGTCGAAGCTGCATTACGTAGAAATATGGTAGAGTCTATTATGGCTACATTTGAATCTAATTTACTTTCAAAAGTAGATAAATCTGCAGGCCCTTCATCTATATATTCAGATGCAAACGCATTTTCAACAGCCGCAGCCTTGACTGATGATATTCTTTACGGTTTGGAAACTTATTGTTTAGGTAAAAATGTAGATACTTCAAGAGCAAGATTTGCATATTTATGTTCACCGAATGCTTTAGGTAAAGTAAAAGGATTGGCAGGAACGAACTTTGTTAATCAGTTTGCAGATCTAGCAAATAAAACAATAAACACCCACCCTTATCTAGTTTCTTCAAACGTAGGAAACGAAGCAACCGCAGGGAAAGAGCGTATTTTATTTGGAGATTTCTCTAAGGTACATATCGGACAATTTGGAGGGATTTCTGTATTATTTGACCCTTACACAAACGCAGCCAAAGGACTTGGTAGGTTGGTAGTTACGTCTTTAGTAGATGGAGCAGCAGCACAAGCTGGGGATGTATTGGCAAAATGGACTAAAGCATAAATTTAGTACAAATAATTTATATATAGAGGTGGCTTAACCGCTGCCTCTATTTAAATCAGCAAAATATGCCTTTTGTAGAAAAATCAGGATTTTTAAACGTTGAGCCAATCACTTTGGTACAAGCAAAATCATATTTAAAAATTGATTCCACTGATGAAGATGCTTATATAACGGAATTAATTGCCACAGTTCGGGAATTTGTAGAAGATGAAACAAATACCGGCATAGTTCAGCAGGATATTACAGAATACAGAGATGGCTTTAATACTGTGATCACTTTACAAATCAACGGACAAATTGCGCAAAAAGGAGATACAGGCTATGAAACTGTAAATACTCCAAAGGTTTCATATTTAAAAGATGGTAGCTGGATAGATTTATCAATTAATACAGATTATTATTTCAGTAATTACAACGGCCAGCCAAAAATACAAGCAGCATCAAATGGTTGGAATGTTGATCCAGATGAAAGACTTAACAATGTGAAAATATCCTATGTTATAAAACCAACAACAGGGATACCTAAGCCATTAGTACAAGCCATGTATTTGTTGATTGGTCATTTTTTCGACAACAGGAACGCAATCACATACGGAAACGCCAAAGAGCTGCCTATTGGATACAAAAGAATAATAAACCAGTACAAATCAATTATTTGGAGTAAATAAATGGATGCCGGGAGTTTAAAATATAGAATTGAGATCAAACACAGGGCATTCCTTCAGGAAAGTGACTACGGAGGGGTTTACGAATCTTCCGACAGTATTGTTGATCAAAATAATACAGGATACAATTCTATATTTAACAAATGGGCAAATATTAAATGGCTGCAGGCAAAGGAACGTCTTCAGGGAGGTATTTTCTCATCAGTAAAGCAGGCAATATTTACAGTTAGATATAGCAATGATTTAAGCAATCTAAACTCAAGGGACTCTATTACATATGATAATGAAGATTTTGAAATTCAGAGTTTAGCCTATAAAGGTCACAAAGCTTTTATAGAAATAATAGCAACGCTAAAAGAGTAATGCAATTTACAACAAACATAAAAGGGGCTAAAGCTGTAGAGAAAGCTTTAATGAATGCAAGTGATAAACTCACTCGAAAAGTTATTCTAAGCGGCATGAGAGCGGCAGCCACCCCAATAGTGAAAGCTGTAAAGTCATACACACCAGTAAGTAAAAACACAAACTACGACAATCGAAAGCGTGGAGATTTAAAAAAGTCCATAGGAAAATTTACCGGTAAAAGTAAAAAGTTTGCAACCCTATACGTAGGGCCAAGAGTTAAAAACAAGTTTGCATATATGGGCTATATAGGTCACTGGATAGAGTTCGGAAATGATACCGGGTACGATTTAGCTTTTAAAGGCCGCAGATATGTTCAAAAAGGGTACGAATCAGCGCAGGAGAAAGCCCTATCTATATTAGACGAGAAAATACTAAAAGCAGCAACTAAATTCTTAAAATGAGCGTGATTGGCATACATATAGGAAAAGCAATTTATCACATTTTAAAGAATGACAGCTCTATTGTTTCAATGGTGGGGAACGTCAAAAATATACAGCCTTCGGCAATATATACAGACAGCCCCAAAGCAGGTATTTATTATGATATTCTAACGGTAAACAACACAAACACAAAAGGCGATCATAAGGCAACCATTACAGAGGTGTCGGTGCAAATAGAATGCTTTAAGAAATCATACGAAGATGTGATCAATTTAGGGGCTAGAGTGCAGGAACTTTTAGACAAAAAAAACGGAACATTTAACGGAGTAAACTTACAAAGTTGTGTACTAGAATCGCAATCATCAGACTTCGATGGGAATAATAAATTGTATTATTTACAACTAACTTTCAAAACACGAATCACTTAAAAAACAAAAAAATGGCAATAGTAAACGCAACAGACGTAATCATAACAATAAACGACACAGCAGGTACAGCACACGGATCAGTAACAGAGAAACTACTATTTGGTACTTCTGCTTCTTTATCTGTTTCTAGAGACCTTAGAGACTCTACTAACAAAGCAAGTGCAGGATGGTCTGAATCATTAGCAGGTCTTAAATCTTGGGAACTTTCAGGAGATGGATTTGTAGAATTTCGACTTGCTGATGCAGCTCAAAAAAACTTCAAAGAGTTGTTTCAAAAAATGATAGCAAACGATCCTGAAGTAACTGTAAAGTTTTCTGATGGTATTACTTACTATGTTGGTAACGCTTTTATGACTTCTTTAAGCGTAGATGCAGGTGTAGAAGAAAACGCAACTTACTCAGTTTCACTTACAGGATCGGGAGCTTTAACTCAAGGATAGTATTAACTTTTAAATCCATTAAATTATGGCAATTCAAAACGCATCGGATTTATTAGTCTACAAGAAAACTAGCCCTGCTAGAGCGCAGGTTACTCGGATCAAGGTTAAGAGTTCTACTCCTATTAAGGATTTTACATTAAATAATAACATAATACTTAATAATGTTACTGACGCATCAGGAGATATTTCTGATGGTGTAGTTGATGCTTTGTCGGGAATTAATACAGGTTTTTCAGTCTGCTCTAGTATTAGTGCTATTTTAACAGGTACTTATGGATATACAGCAACAGCGGTAGTAAATGACCCTTCTGATGCTTCATTTAAAAAATTCGATGTAACCAACGGAGCAAATGGACCTGTCCCTACGCTAGAAGTATTAAGCGGTACAAACGAGTTCAAATCGGGCGCAGTCGAAATAGTTGTAATCACATCGGGTCAATCTTTAGTTTATCAACCAATCGCTTTCAGTACATCTGCTTCGCTTGGTGTAAGTAAGGATTTACGTGATATTACTACGAAAGACTCTCAAGGATGGCAAGAGAACGCAAAGGGATTAGGTTCTTTTGAGTTAAGTACAGATGCACTATGGGATGTAAACAACGCTGTAGGAGTCGAGTCTGCTACAGAAGATTTGATTGTAGGCGATTCAGTAGATGTTAAGTTTTCCGATAGAGTTCGCAACTTAATTGATACTGAGGAGGTTTATGGGTCTAGTGAGTGGAGTGTATCTAACGTCACCATAACTAAACACCTCCAAGACCCATTTGGTCAATTTACTGCTGCTCAATTCGATGTTGACTCTAGTGGTGGATATAGACGAAACCAATATTATCTCCCAATAAACTTGGTTGAAAGTAAAAAAATATCTTGGTCATTATACCTTAAGGCAGTTTCGGTTTCGGCAAATTCTTGTCAATTTAGGATTCAAGGGGATAGTGCGGTACAAGCTGATTTAGACTTTACCACAAGTATAGAAAAAATTAGTGGTGATGGTACTGTCTCGTCAACAAACACGCTTATAAAAAAAGTAACAGGTTTAAGTACGACTTCGTGGACTAGAGTACAAATAACTACAGACTCAGTAATTTCAGGTACAGATTTACGTGATGTTAGAATTATAACATATCCTGGAGACTCTTTCTCAAGCCAAACCACGGCAGACAAGATAATAACCGCTTCGTGGCAAGTCGAAACAAGTACAGACGCTTCGGATTATCAAAACCCGACTGAGGTAGATTGTTACCAAGGTAAAGCGTTTGTAAATAGTGTTTCTGTAGATGCAGGAGTCGAGGACAATGCAACTTATTCTGCTTCGTTCACAGGTACTTCGGAGATATTTATTAATGGTTTAGGTCACGAGTTATTAGGTGATAATTACTTTGATGGGGTTGAAACTACAGGGGGTTTAAATAAGTTATTAATTCCAAATTGGAAATTTAGCAACGAGAATTCAAATGCTTTAGGTTATTTTCCTAGTGCTGCTAGGTTTAAGTGGGCAAGTAGTGCTGATACTTTTTTAGTTTCTTACACTGGTAGTGCAAACTTAGATGTAATGGTTGTGGGTAAAGAGTATGAATTGACTTATACAATTTCTGCTTATGTAAGTGGTGAATTAACTTTAAATTCAGCAACAAATAACCCTACAATTCCTTTAATTGTTGGAAGTCATACAATTAGGTTTACATCTGACCAAGCTTATTTAATGATTGCAAAATCAGGTACATCAGGTGAAATTCATATAAGTTACATATCACTTAAAGAAGTATTCTCTTAAACACTAATAAATTAAAAAAATGAAAAAGGTAGAAATAGGCGGCCAAGAACGACCAATCAGGTTCAGTTATTTAGCTTTGAAAGACATTTGTAATAAATGCGGATTAAAGTTAAGCGAAATGAATCAGTTAGGATCGGAGATTGAACACATCGGTATTATTACATATTACGGACTAAAAGCAGGAGCTAAGAAGATCGGCGAACCTTTTAAGTACAAAATAACTGATATAGAAGATTGGCTTGACAACGAGGCCTTTAGTAAAATTGGAGAAATTTTAGAATCTTTTCAATTAGACCAGCCACAAAATGACCCGCAAATTGGGGGAAAGTAGAAGAACCTATTGAATCCGATTTAATCACATTTGACAAATTGGAAGAGATAGGGCTGGGAAAGCTAGGAATGAATCATGATGAAATGTACGATTTGACTATGCGGAGCTTTGTAAATAAACTCAAAGGTTTTAACGATCACCAGCAGCTAAAGACTCGGACATCATGGGAGCAGACAAGAATAATCATGCACTCGATTCTAAAGCCTTACATGAATAAAAACGTAAGCCTTAAAGAGGTGCTACCTTTTGAATGGGATAGTGATATAAAGACAGCCAAACCAGTAAGTAAAAAGCATATTCAGAGCGTGATAGATCGCTATGAAAACCACAAAAAAAATAAATAGATGGGCTTAAAAAAAGCAACTGTAAAGCTAGGGGCGGACACAAAGGAGTTTCAAAGCAAAATGCGAAAGGCTTCCAAAACTTTCCGAAAGATGGGGAAGCAGATGAAAGACATGGGGAAGCAGATGAGTATTGGGCTGACCTTACCGCTAACAGCCTTTGCAGCGGCTTCTGTTAAAGCCTTTGATACACAAGCCAAAGCGGAAGCCAAGCTTAGAACAGCCCTAAAAGGTAATGAAAAAGCCTTTAAAAGCTTAACAAAACAAGCCAGAGAACTCCAAAAAATTAGCTTATTTGGAGATGAGGAAACCATACAGGCGCAGTCTATGCTTGCAAGCATGGGACTAGAGGAGGATGCAATTAAAAGATTAACACCTCTAATTCAAGACATGGCAACCGCTAAAGGCATGAACCTTACCGCAGCAGCGGATTTAGTGGCTAAGTCTGTAGGTTCTTCAACCAACGCATTAAGTAGGTACGGTATACAGATAGAGGGAGCTGTAGGAAGCACTGAAAGACTAGACAGCGCAGCCAATGCACTAAGCAAGCAATTCAAAGGACAAGCCGCAGCAGCGGCAGAAGCAGGGGCCGGAGGGATCACTCAGTTAAAAAACTCTATTGGGGATTTAATGGAAGAAATTGGGGGCTTATTAATGCCAGTTGTCAATTCCATCGCTGAGAAGGTTAAAGGCATGGTTAAAAAATTTGGAGATCTAGATAAAGGCACAAAAGTAATTATTTTAACAATTGGCACATTGGTAGCTGCATTGGGGCCAGTAATTTATACGCTTGGAATAATTGCCACGAAAATAATGGCAATAAATACTCCGATTCTTTTAGTCATCGCAGGAATTGCTGCCCTAGTTACTGCAGTAGGATATGCTGCATCAAATTGGGATGCATTAAGCGAAAGGGCAAATTTAGTTTTTACAATTCTACAAAATGACCTTTTAGATCTGGCTAAGTTTTTCGTTAAAAATAACCCTATTAGTATCTTAATAAAAGGATATA